TACAGCGTAGAAAATGCTATGAAATCAGCGTGGCTGATACTGCAAAACACCGTAGACAAGGACAAAAGACCAGTGCTGCAGGTCTGCACACGGGACAGCATAGCAAACGCTCTACTGGACATGGCTGTGCAGGGCCTGAACCCCGCAAAAAAGCAGGGGTACTTCATAGCGTACGGAAAGCAACTTGTATTCCAGAGGTCATATTTCGGGACTATGGCCGTAACAAAGAGGGTAGCCGGGGCGAAAGATATATTTGCAGAGATTGTCTACAAAGGCGATGAATTTGAGTACACAATCCACCGAGGGAACAAAGTTATAACAAAGCATGTGCAGAGAATAGAGAACGTGGACCCAGACAACATCGTCGCCGCATACTGTACCATCATATTTGATGATGAGCGTCAATTCACAGATATTATGACTTGGGCTGAAATCCAGAAAGCCTGGTCTAAGTCAAAAAATAACCCCGATAGAGAAGGATCAACGCACAAGGAATTCCCCCAGGAAATGGCCCGAAAAACTGTCATAAATAGGGCATGCAAACGGTATCTGAATAGCTCGGATGATGGCAGCCTCCTGATGCAGCATGTGAACCGTGAGGATGAAGTCATAGCCGAGGCCGAGGTTGAAGCTGAAATTGAGGAAAACGCCAACCAGGAACTGATTGACATTGACGCTGATTATGAACTCCTGGACGAAGGTGCAGATACAGAGGAATCAGCTGAAGATACAGAGGAACAGCCTGCGGACAAGCTTAAACAGGAGAAAAAGCAGGTGCAGCAGCAAACCATATTTGAGGAAGGGCCAGGATTCTAATGGTTGAGTTCACCCCCTTCGCCTCCGGGAGCTCGGGGAACTGCTACAAAATTTCAGACGGCAGGACCCCGCTCCTCTTGGAGTGCGGGATACCATACAAGGAAATACAGAAAAACCTGAAATTCAGGGTATCGGAAATTGCCGGATGTCTGGTATCTCATGAGCACCAGGACCATTGCAAGGCCGTCCGGGACCTGATGAAAGCCGGGATAGACTGCTACATGAGCCAAGGAACTACGGATACACTGAAGGTAACAGGGCACCGTGTCAACATCATCAAGGCAAAGCAGCAGTTCCGGATTGGCACCTGGACTATATTGCCGTTTGAGACCCAGCACGACGCAGCGGAACCGCTCGGCTTCCTGCTGGCTAATCAGGACGGAGAGAAATGCCTGTATCTGAGTGACACGATGTATTGCAAGTACCGCTTTCATGGGCTCACACATATAGCCGTAGAGTGTAATTACAGCTTAGACATTCTCCGGGCAAATATTGAAGCAGGGCTTGTTGAACCGGCGTTGAAAAGCCGGATACTCAAGAGCCATTTCAGTCTTGAGAATGTTAAAGAGTTTTTGAAAGCAAACGACCTGAGCAAAGTACAGGAAATCTGGTTGCTGCATTTGAGCGACGGAAACTCGGATGCAGAGAGGTTTAAGCGGGAGATACAAGAACTAACTGGGAAAATGGTATTTATACCTTGAAAATATAGGCGACCCATTAAATTGAACCCGTTGGCCCCGGGTCGATGACCATGGGACCGGTTGGCGGGAGGCCCGGGGCGTTATGTATAGATGATGAGAATATATGTGATTTTTAAAACAGCCTGGTCCAGCGGCTTGTGCCAGCCGGGACCGCTGGAGAGGCTGAAAATGAATATTTATTCACTCACACGAAAACTACAGGAAATCTTGCAAAGGAGTGTTTGGTTTGAAAATACAAGAAGGGAAAATACGTATTGCGACCGCAGACAGATGCGTGATGTGCGGGGGAATTATTCCGGAAGGACAGCAGGTTTGCTGGCTTTGCAAGCATAAGACAGAACTAGAAGAAACAATCAATTGTAGACATTATGTTCCTGCGTGGAAAGGGAACAAAACATCAGGCTCACAGCCGGATTTTTGCTTGAAGCTTAGAGTTGTTTTGTGTGGGAAGTGTATAAAAGGCTGTAAAGAGCAGAACAAGGAAAGCGAGGGTGAGAAGGATGAAATGTAAAGAATGCCTTTATTATGAACCTGATTACGGTACGTGGGGAGTTTTTGGGTGGTCTGGAGATGGCTCAAAAGGGTATTGTTGCGTAGAGCCTAAACGAGTATTTGTTGACGGTAATCGTGTAAAATGTAGATACTTTTTGTCAAAATGTGAAACAAAGGAGGCCACACCATGAACCGTTTTAAATGCCCCGCTTGCGGCGGGAATCAATATACAGCATGCAGTACAGCTGAAGCGTGCATATACTGCGGACACCTGGAGTTGGTGAAGATGGAAACGCTAGAGCCGGAGGAAAGCGAGGGTGAGGAAGGATGAAAAAACTTGAAAAAGCAATAGCATATTTTGAAGATGCGATAAGAGAATCGGACGAAATCATTTCAGAGTGCAGCGAAGAACTGCAAGAGGAACCGACAGAGCAGAAAGAGCATTTTGAAGTTGCATTGGATGCTATGTGGAGAAATATACCTGCGCCAGTTGTAAAGGCTGGTATATATGGGGTAGGCGAATCTTGCCCGCATTGTAAAAGTGAGGTAAAAGGGATGTATTTCTACTGTACGGTGTGCGGGCAAAAGCTGGATTGGAATGGATAAGTTAGAGCCGGAGGAAAGCGAGGGGTGAAAATGACACTTCTTAAAAAGGTTCTGGAGGCACGGGAGAGGTCAAAAAATACGCCTCTGTGTAAAAACTGCAAGCATTTGTTCTGGATAGACAAAGAAACGCCTTTTTGTAAAATAAAGGACAAGTTTCTCTTGCCTGAATACCCGCCAAAAAAGTGTGAATTAAAGGGGGATTGAAATGATTGAGAAAATCTACAAAAACAAATACATGGTTATTTGCGATAACTGCGGAACGGGGCAAGAATGCGACAGTTGGGCTGATGTGATGGACTTTATGAACGAAGAAGGCTGGAAAAAGAAATTATTTGACGGGGAATGGAAGCATTATTGCCCGGAATGTGTGGAGGTAAAAGAACCATGACACACAAAGTGAAATTCACACACAGCGACAAGAGTTGTGCAAACACCAACCACGCAGAGCTGCGAGAGGGAAGAGAAGTGTATCGGCACCCTAAAGGACGGTATATAGTGCTGGAGTTCCAGGGGCGGTCAGGGAAGTTCAGGGAGGCTTTTGGCCGGAGGAAATTGTGAAGGTGGGGTGAAGCGATGGCAAAGACAAGAATCGAATGGGCAGAAGTAGTTTGGAATCCAATAACGGGTTGTACGCCTATCAGTGAGGGCTGTCAAAACTGCTATGCAAAGCGCATGAGCAAGCGAATAGCAGGACGGTGCGGGTATCCGGCGGATGATCCGTTTCGGGTAACGCTACATCCGGATAGATTAGGAGAGCCATTACGGTGGAAAAAGTCCAGACGAGTGTTTGTGTGTAGCATGGGCGATCTCTTTCATGATGATGTGCCCGATGAATACGTAGCTAAGGTGTGGGAAGTTATGAATAACGCCAATCAGCATACATTCATGGTATTAACGAAGCGACCAAAGCGAATGAAGGAGTTCTTATCACGGCTTGGCTGGTATACACACGATCGGGAAACTAACCCGGCCGAGGCGGTGTTAGATGAAGGTGGCAAATACACACTTCCTAATGTCTGGCTTGGCGTTACTGCTGAAAATCAGAAAGCGGCGGATGAGCGGATACCTATACTGCTACAGATACCGGCGGCGGTTAGGTTTGTATCAATTGAGCCGATGCTTGGGCCTGTGGTAATACCGGAAGAATGGCCTGACTGGGTTATTTGCGGCGGCGAAACTGGCCCCGGAGCAAGGCCAATGCATCCGGATTGGGTGCGGTCACTTAGAGACCAGTGCCAGGATGCGGGAGTACCTTTCTTTTTCAAAAGCTGGGGCGAGTGGGTACCAGTATATGAAGGAGGAGTGCATCTAGGAGATATTTGCATGAGTAAAGACGGATTTGTAGATACAGCAGGGAAAGACTATGTTTGCTTTGCAAATGAAAGCGATGGAACACATATGAGAAAGGTCGGCAAAAAGAAGGTAGGCCGCATGCTGGACGGTAGGACATGGGATGAGATACCGGAATTATGATAAGGTGGGGTTGAAATGTATACAAGGGTTGAAAGTCGATTTTGGCAAGATGAAAAAATGCGCAGCATTTCAGATGATGCAAGGTATTTGATGTTATACCTACTCACATCTCCACACAGAAACATTGTTGGGTTTTACTTTTTGCCCTCACCTTACGCCTGTTTCGACTTGGGTTGGGATGAGAAACGGTTTATGAAAGCGTTACGTGAACTATTGGATATAGGCACAGTTAAATATGATATTAATACCCATGTGGTATTGATACATAATTACCTAAAACATAATCCTTTGGAGAATCCAAATCAAGTAAAAAGTGCTATTGAGAGACTTGAAGAAATACCGCAAACGCCCTTGATTGAGGATTTTTTAGCCATTGTAAAGCAATTCGATAAACCGTTTATGCAACCGTTAATCGAACGGTTACAGGAACGATTAAGCAAACCAGGAACAGTAACAGTAACAGGAACAGGAACAGGAACAGGAACAGTATCAGGAGCAGGAGATAATAGTCCGAACCCTCCGGGCCCGGACGCGCCGCAAGAAACCCCGGAGTCTTCTGATGACGACATTTCAGGTGACAACATCAAGGAGCCCAAATATAACGAAGACAGCTCACCTTATAAAGCTGCATTGTATCTACGTAACCGCATCCTTGAAAATAACCCAAGAGCCAGAGTGCCCAGGGACGATCCTGAAGATCCACTCATGCAAAAATGGGCCCAAGAAATGGACAGGCTTCACCGGATCGGTCCGCCAGGAGGAACCCAAGGCTATAGCTGGCAGGAAATTCGGGATCTGATTGACTTCTCACAGGATGACGATTTCTGGCGGGCAAATATTTTGTCGGCTAGCAAATTACGTGAGAAGTGTGTCCAACTTGAAAATCAGATGAAACGGAACAACTCTAAGCCTAGAGGTCACCCAACTATGTCTAAAAACGTGGCCAATGCATTGCGATTGGTTGAAAAATATTCTCAGGAAGAAGGTGGATATTCATGACCAAAGGAGAAATAGCAAAACTATTGGCAGTGCTAGCTGCTGCTTATCCAAAATTTGAGGTGAACGATGTAAAAGTCCATGTATGGCATGAGATGCTTGGGGACCTGGATTATGCAGTTGCAAATATAGCGATAAAAAAACTGATTATTCAGAATACATTTCCACCGTCAATTGCTGAAGTGCGAAAGGCTGTTACAGAGCTAATGAATCCGGAACAGGTTACTAGTTCAGAGGCATGGGGAGAAGTCACAAGGGCAATTAGGAATTATGGATATTATCGTGAGGAAGAAGCTTTAGCAAGCATGTCACCGATTACAGCTCAATTAGTACGATATATGGGCTGGAGAGAAATATGCATGAGCGAAGATATTGGTGTTATCCGTGGTCAGTTTTTGAGGATGTATGAGCAAATTGCTACTAGAGAACAGGAAAAGCAATTATTATCCCAGACGATGCAGACTGAGATTAAGAAGCTTGCTAAGAAATATAACATCCGTTTGATAGAAGGAGGTAATGCCGGATGATAAACAAGCGATACCATGTCAGTGGCATATTTAGTTTGGCGGTCGAAGGCAGGGATAATCTGGAGGCCAAAGAAACTGCAGAGCGGATACTCAGGTGCAGCGGGATAAATGGGTCTGTAGTTGAGATTAGTGAGGTGAGGATGGATGAACAAGGTGATACACAAAATCACTATCCCGGGCCGTCCAGTACCCAAAGGCAGACCCAGGCTTGGGATGCGTGGGAAAAAGGCTTATGTGTATACACCACCTGTCACAAAGGAATATGAGAAACTGGTGGGTTGGGTGGCTAAGTCCGTGGGTTGCCGACCAGTCGAAGGTCCGGTGTCTGTCGCCCTAAGTGTGTATGTGAAAGGGAGACTGGACGCGGATAATATCGCAAAATCAATTTTGGATGGGCTCAACGGTATAGCATATGAGGACGACGACCAGGTTGTGGAACTCATGGTCCGCAAGCACAAGGTAAAGCGCAAAGAGGAAGAGCGGGTGGAGATTGAGGTTAGAAAGGTGGGGCAGTGGTAATACTTGTCAATTGCATTTTACCACAACCCGAGGAGGGGAAACAAGTGAAACTTAAACGAGCGACATACAGACACATAGAAAAGGAGGTCGAACACGATGGCTAAAGCAATATTGGAGTTAGAGATGCCGCAGAGTTGTAGAGAATGTCCGTTTTATAAAATAACTGATATATGCGACATTTTATCAGCTTGGAATAATTACATGCCTATATTGGTACCGAGTGAAGGCAAGCATCCTGATTGTCCACTTAAAGAGGTTGAGGAGGATGAATGATGAGTAATACAAACGACATATTCCAAGTGGATTACCTGCCAGAAAAGAGAGAAATAAGAATTAATCTTCCTGAAGAAGTTTGGAAGAACATTGATACTGTAATCATGACAAGACTATTTCAAGAAGAATTGGTCGTTGAGAAACAAAAAGAAATCGAGGTTGAGGAAGAATGAACGGTTATTATTGTTTAAACTGCGGTGAAAAATTAAAACAACTTAGCATGAATCTAAGTACCGATAAATACGAAT